GTTTATGTTGCTGATGGAGCATCTGGTGCTGTACAGCTTTACTACGGACACGATACATCTGCTAAACTTACAACCACAGCCGCAGGCATAGACGTAACAGGTGCAATAACTGTTAGCAGCACTGTAGATGGTCGTGATATAGCTACTGACGGCACAAAGTTAGACGCTATAGAGTCTAGCGCAGATGTGACGGATACCACTAACGTAGTTGCTGCACTGACTGCTGGTACAAACGTATCGATAGCTGGTGACGGAACCATATCATCTACAGATACCACTTACTCAGTACAAGATGGCGAGCTATCACAGAACAGTTTCACTAACGACGACCACACTAAACTGAACGGAATAGAAGCGTCAGCAGACGTTACCGATACGACTAATGTTGTAGCGGCCCTAACTGCTGGTACTAATATTGCTATCGCTGGTAACGGCACAATATCCTCTACGAATACTGAATACACAGGCGGTACTGGCTTAACTTTAGACGGCACTACTTTTAGTGTAGACGTTGCACAAACACAGATTACATCTGTAGGCACACTAACCAGCTTAACTACAGGCGCTACTACAGTTAATGGCTCGCTATCGGTTAATTCTACTACCTCAGACAATTCTTATAGCCCAGAAATAGTTTTAGAAAGAAATGGTGGAGCTGCTGCTGGAGATGATGGTGATAAGTTAGGTGTCATTACATTTAAGGGTGATAATACAAGCGGCGCACAATCTGTATATGCCCAAATTGGGGCAAGAATAGTTGATGATGGCGTAGA